ACTTAAAAAGTTTTTAGGAAGCACTCCTTTATCAATAAAGATAGTAATAATTTCACTTTTATGAATATTTAAATCTTTAAAATTTAAAGTGTTTTTAAATCCTTCATCTGTATATTCTTCATCTAAAAGAAAGTTAGTAAGGGCTGTATTAGGAAAAAGAGAACTAAAAATTCTATTAGTATATTCTCTAGTTTTTTCTTGCTTGAATACATTAATAACATTCTGAGCTCTTCTGTATACGTTTGTTATTCTTTTTCTCTTCTTTTTACACATTTTTAATACCTCCTCCTTTGGAAGATAATTTAAACCCTTGAGAGCTCTATTATATAAATAGTTCTGATACTGTGTATATGTATCAGTTTCATAGTTCATATAGGTTTTCTGAGGCTTTAGATTCTTACTATAATCTTTCAGTGCATCAAACTGATAATTTTTTATTTTGTTTTTTAACTTTTCCATAGTTTAAACTTTTTACATTTACAATAATAAAGGGGTCAAGTTATTTTACCAACCTGACCCCTTAATAACAAATAAAACTAAATTGCAATTGGGTTCTCCAACGTTAATTTATTACTTTGACTCTAAATTATTTTAGATTAATAAAATAATTTTACTTTTCTAGATCAAAGTTAGCTTTTGCTGCATTTTTAATTGCAGAATTAGACTTCTGAGCCTCATAAGCTGCACGTAGCTCATCAACATTATCATGTTTGATAAGTGAATCACTTGAAGTTGCATCAAATGAAAGCATAGTACGTCTGTAAATTGGTAAACCACCAATAGTACATACAATACCTGTCTCACCAGCTATTTTTAGATCTCTTTCAGGTGTCTTTGTGTTAAAAGGCTC